GATTCCACAGATCTACATTTTTAGATGCATCTGTAATTACCCAATATGTTTGTTCCGAATTAATTGTACTATATATAAACTCCCTATTCTGATCACATCGAGCCCCAACTCCAAAATAATCGCCTATATTAAATTCATTATTAGTAATAATAACTTCAATCTCAGTATCTAGAACTTCCCATGGTTCTATTATACCATCTTCTCCACGATTACCTACTGGTAAATATGGGCCTTTAAATTGACGATTTAATTCAGTATCAGGTCCTTGTTTGATAATGGAAAACTCAACTATACTTCCACCAGTCGCTGATGTTGGTGTATCGTACCTATGATTAATTTTAGCGCGGAATCGTAAATCAGCTCCACTTTCTTTTACTTCTTTTGTAATATAGTATGAATTAATATTAGTTTGAGGTTGACCTTCAACTACCTCATCTATTAATATACCAGAAAATAAAGTTGATTCTGCAATTTTTCTATTTTCGGATGGTTTATATCTTGCATAAACCGGATCCGGAAGATCGCTAGCTAGATCCAAGTTAATATTAGCAACTCCTGGTACAACTCTAGTAGTAGCAGGAAATTTAAAATATTGAAATTGGGTATCTATTACTTTTAATACTGATTTTGTAATTATTTTTGTAGCAACAGGTTCAATAATTAATAATGCATTATTCGTAGCATTTTCATGGTATTGTATGTTGCCTGCTGTATCTCGCGGAATAATTGAAGTATTGTTTGATGTGGTAGTTAATCCTTGTTGTCTGTATTTTGCATGTAGTGCTAAAACATCTGGATCTATGTATTTTCTTTCGTTTGCCATTATCTAACTACTTTAAAATAAATTTGGTCATCGATATACTGAGTAGTAAATCCATCTGTGATTTTAAATTCTAAACGATAATAGCGCTCTGGCATAAAACCGTTCATATCTAAATAAATGAAATTACTGGTAGCATCACAACTTACTTTATTATAAATATTGTCGTATGGAATAATGGCTTCATCTGTAGCGGCATCAAAAACTGCATAACTAGTTGCAGCCGGCAAATAATTTACAGTTTGCTGTGGGAACAGATTAGTTGGAGATTTTTGCGGATATTTGTTTCTAGAATAGATTCGTATTTTTGCAACCTCAGTATCTTTATACGTTGGTTTAACGTTGGTATATACTACATATGATTCAGTATTAACTGCAGTTAGAGATCCTGTTGTAAACGTGCTGTTATCCCAATACATTGTTAATCTAGGTACATATATTGTATGAGTTTCTCGGCTAAAGAATCTCACATACCCACTAACTGAATCATTTAATTCATCTGCATCAGAAAATTTAACTACGAATCCATAATTAGGTATAGTTACGCCGCCGCTGCCTGACATCCAAACTTTTACAGCATCAGTAACATTCATATTAATATCAGATGTACGATAAGAAAATGATTCAGATGTTATAAGTCCGGCAGTAGATCCCAATGATGCTGATTGATACATCCATGAACCACCGCCGCCAGATCCCGATACATATAATGTGCTAGACCCAATTTGTACGTTTTGACTTGATGATATCCAAGTATTAACATATGAACCTGAATTTGGTCCGGACCAAGCAGCACCATTTGTTATCGTAGAAGAAATATCACCAGTTCCATTAATCCATGGTTCTGCTGCTAATCGGGATTCAATTGTGTATTCCGCCGGCAAGTTTTTTGCATGGGACGTATATAATTGCAATACAAATTTACAATTATTCACAGTTGTATTATACAATGATAATGACTGAGATATTTCAGCCATATCAAATTTAATTAAACTTCTGGATTTTAATAATGTTGAACCATCACTTCCTAGCCGCTTACCAATTTCTAGTATTTCATCAACTCCGGTGTTTGATGTTGGCGCTGCCTCATATAATGCGGCATCTTTTTCTGCATAAAATATTCTAAACATTTATTATATCCTTTAATAGTTTACTACGCGACCACTAATATCGCTAGTTGGAAATTTAACTTCAAATATACTAGGATCTAATGATGGATAGATTACTCCATTTTTAGTAGCAGTATTTAAATCATATGTATTACCAGAATAACCTAATGCCGTATTATATAAATTACTAAAGGTAACTCCTACTACAGATTGAACTCCTTGTGTATTACCAATTATATTTAAAATATCTGATTTTATAATTACTTGATTTATTTGCCATTTATCAATATCGAAATACGATTTAACAGCATCAATACATTTCAACAATATTTCGTTGCTATTATAATTAGGTAACACTGAAATTTCAAAGTTAACTCCAATATTGATTATGTATGCATCTTTTATATTTACGGCATCCGTTAACATTCGATAATAACCTAAGTATGTTTTTAAATTTTCTTTGATGGCAGTATTTAATTCCGTTAGTTGTTTGTTAGAATTAAATCCTAAAACATACATATTCATAGCAGTTGGATTTGCAATTCTGCTAGATTCGAATTCTTGTTGAGATAATTGATCATCTGGCACAATATATGCTTTTGCAACACTACCAAATTTCGCAGGCATTGAATAAGTACGTATTATATAATCTTCTCTAGTTACTAATCGATTCTGAGTAGCAAAATTAGCTAACGCATTATTTTTAATATCTTGAGTAGTGTCAGCAGTTTTAGCACCAGTTGCTGGACTAGGATTATTTACTGCAATTGTATTCTTAACAAAATTCAACATTCCGACATTTAATATGTTATTAACATTGTCATTGTATTCGATAAAATTAATAGTAGTAAGTGTGCTAGCCGGGACATTATCAGCAACCCCAGATCCAACTGTATACGTTACTGTTAGTGTAGTATTCGAAGGAGCCTGTCCATATGTTCTTGTATATAAAAAATTCGATGGATCTATATCAACATCAACACTTCGGCGGAATCCTGCTAATCCATTTCCAACATTATCTGGATTTGGAATAATTTCTTCATCGTTATTATCTGATATTCCTGCTCCGAATTGTATTTCTAATTTATTATCACTTCGTAATCGGGAAACAAATCTTTTAGCAGTTTTCTTTAATTTCAATAAACTAGGTACTGACGAATTAAATTGAACTAGGTCTGGATCATTTTCCCGTAAATTAGGAACTGACTCAAACAATGTGTCTTGAGCTAGATATGGTACTTCATACCAATTATCGCCATCTGATTCTGAAACAGATACTATTTCAATAATATTAGTATCGGGTAACACAATTTTATCATATGGTACTGGTGTATTAAAATTAAAAGTAGCAGTTCGAACTTGTCCTGATACAGCTGCTACTGATTTTTTTAATAAATAATATGTTGGTAAATTTGTAGCATCATCACTTTCGTATATAGTAACTTCAGTAGTATTATATGAAGATGAAAACCCAAAATCTACTGATTCAAGAGTCCTAAAAATAGCAGGTCCACCTGTTTGTTTTACCTGCAAGCCTGGTTGAATTGTTAATGCAAAATTATAATCCGGGGCAACATTATCACCAGTACCTATTGCTGGAACTAATTGATACACATTTAAAGTTGTGTGCGCCGGTACCGAATTAATTGGTGTATATCCCAATGTTTTTGCAATATCATATATATTAGTACGTTCAGTTGCTTGTTCTAATAATGATTCACGTAAATTAGAATCTGCATAATATGATAATACATCACCGACATACGAGGCTAATTCTACAAATAGCATACCTGGGGATGATTCATTGAAATCAGTGTATGTCTCCGGAAAATATTGTTTGGTAAAATCAATTAAGTTTTTACGAAATTGGCCGAAATCTTTACCTACGTATGAGATATCTTTTTTTGTTTCCATATATTTTACCTTACTGTATCGATACGTCGCCAGACTCGTCTGCGGTTATTGTTATAGTTGCTGTCGAATAATTCTGCACAGCATAATTTATAGTTATTTTTAAATTGTGAATCAATATCGGATCATCTTCATTTGTAACGATATTAATATCTTGTATATCAATATATGGTAACCAACGATTAATTGGAGTACGTATTATGGTATCAATATCTTCTTTTAATTCAGATACATTTGGTTCAAATATAATATTAAGTAAATTAGTACCAAATGTCGGTTGCATATAGCGTTCGCCAATTCTAGTTAATAGTAAATTTCTTAAATTAATACGAGCTTGTGCATCAGATGTATATACTTTAGAAAATACACCAAATGCGCCAGATCTTACATCAACACCTAATGCAGTTGAATTAGTTGTTTGAGTAATATCATTTGCTGGTACTACGAAATATGCCATTAATTACCTTTCTTTGCAGATATAGCTTTCATTAAAGCTGAATAATCTCTAGTTAATGCTTGTTGAACCTCAGGTGCTACTTCATATACCTTGC